GGAATGTCGCAGGAGTTCTTTGGAAACGAACTGAACTTCCTTGAAACCGGAATGGACACGGACAGCGGTTCTTACAGCCAGAATCTTGCTGAAAAAATTAAATCCGATATTGCTGCTAGAAATCAATCACAGCAAGCTCAGCAGTCACAACAAGCGCAGCGGGCGCAGCAGGCGGCAGCTCCGCTTGAGCAGGCCGCCATCTCCAGCATGGACGCCGACTACCTCGCGGCGGTCGAGCGCGGCGACACAGCGACCGCGCAACGGATGGTTGACGAAGCGGCAAGAGCGGCTGGATATAACATTGGCCCTCTTTACCATGGCGGAATCACTCGCATTGATGTTCCGCGTGGTGTTCGTGGCGTGGCTGCATCAGCAAGTTTCAATCGTGATATCGCACAACAATATGCAGATCAGATGCAGAAGGCGTATTCCGAAGGCAATGCGGTTCTGCCAGAAAGCGCACAGATCGTTGGCCCGACAGTTTCTCGGTGGTATGCAAAGGGAGAAATTTTCGATCCACGCAATCAATCACATATTGAAAAGGCAGGTCTGAAAGACCGGGATCTTGCATTCACGTGGGAAGATTATGAAATTGGTTGGGAAGGAGGCTTGTCTGATGTTGCGAGGGCAATTCGCAATGCTGGGTTTGCCGGATACTTGGAACGAGAAGATGCAACTGATGCTTTTGAAAATGTAAGTTTTTTCAAGCCAGAAGCAATTAAGTCCGCCGACCCTGTCGCCCGCGACGAGGCTGGCAACGTCGTCCCGCTGTCGCGCCGGTTCGACATCACCAGACCCAAGGTGTTTGAGCAGGCGGCGATGTTTGAGCAGGCTCCCGTCAGCCTTGGCTTCTACTCGGCGCTCGCCAAGGCGGTCGATGCCATCGACGCCAAGAGCATCGCGCCGTCCGGTTGGAAGGAGCGGATCAAGGGGCTTGTAAACAAGGGCGAGGTCAAGCAGGACGAGGTGGACTGGAGCGGCCTGACGGACTGGCTCGACATGCAGGATGGAAAGGTCACGAAGGAGGCGGTGGCCGAGTTCCTCAAGAACAACGGCGTTCGCGTGGAGCGTGTGCAGCTTGGGCAGGATGTGTCGCGCATCAATTATGCAAGCCCATACGCCATTCCAGAGGTTCTTCGCTACGCGCAAGAAAATCAAGGAAACGCTCCAGAAGCACTGTTGCTTGCCATTGAAAATGACGGCGATGTTTACCGCGCACTTGCTCGGAAATTTCCGGAATTGGTCGAGGATGAAGATTGGGCGCGAGTCGTTGTCAACGACGTTTTCCGTGGTGGTGAAAATGTTCAGCAAGGCAAGTTCTCCAAGTACGCCCTCCCGGGCGGCAAGAACTACCGCGAAGTTTTGGTAACGCTGCCCACAAAGAACACAAAATACACATCGGAAAATGTTGCAATAGACGCCGAAGAAACCGCCATGCGCGGCAAGGCTGACAATGACTTGTTCTGGTTCGTTCGCACTCCTGACAATCTATTTCAAATCTCCAAGAGCCGTCACCCAACGGCGCAATCTGCTATCGATTATGTGATCCGAGAGAAAGAACCAACGTTTGATGCTGGCGCGTTCACGTCATCGCATTGGGACCAGCCGAATGTTCTCGTCCACTTCCGTCTGAACGACCGCGTTGATGCGGACGGCAAGCGCGTGCTGTTCGTTGAAGAAGTGCAGAGCGATTGGGGACAGGCTGGAAGGAAGACCGGGTTTGCTCCTACTGCTGCTCGTAGGCAAGCAATTACTGACGAATATAACGCGTCGAAAGCTGCGCTTGATGCTGCCGTTCCCGGCAGCGCTGAGGCTGAAGCGGCATATGAGCGTTTTGAACGCAATGCGGAGGCGTACAACAACGAAATCAACGACGCTTCCATTCCACGCGCACCGTTTGTTGAAACCACTGATGGCTGGTTGAACCTCGGCCTCAAGCAGATCATGCTTGAAGCGATCAAGGGAAACTACGACCGCGTCGCGTTCGTAAACGGCAGGCAGAGTGCAGATCGGTATGACCTGAGCAAGCAGGTGCGCGAGATTTCGTGGACCGGATACGACTCGCGTGGCGCGGCCAAGTTGGTCACCATCACGCCGCTTCAGGGGAATCTCATTGAGATTCCGATTGATGATCGTGGCGTTGCTATTTCCACGGGCAGCCAGTTCGACGGCAAGCCGCTGGACGAGATTATCCCGAAAGAGATTGCCGACCAGGTCATGGCCGAGCGCAGCGGCGACATTAGCGGCGATGGCCTGAAGGTTGGCGGAAAGGGAATGATCGACTTCTACGACAAGATCGTGCCTGCGGCTGTCAACAAGCTGCTCAAGAAGTACGGCGGGGGGAAGCTTCGAACGGTTGAGATTGACCTAAGAACACCGGAAAGCGAAGCGTGGTATCGGGAACCGACTGCGGAAGAATTGCCAGCGCAGCCCGGATTCCCCGTCACGCCCGAGATGGTCAAGAAACTGGAGTCCGGTCTACCGTTGTTCCAGGCTATGCCATCTCCCGGCCCAGCCCGAGGTGGATATGACCCTGCGCGGCTGAAGATTCTGTTTGGTCCGGGCGCTGACTTTACGACCGGAGCGCACGAACTCACGCATTTCTACGTCGATTACTACACCAGGCAGGCGATGGCCGGCACGGCTACGCCGCAGATGCTTGCGGATTTGGATGCCATGTTCAAGTTCATGGGCGTTGCTGGAGATACGCCAGAGGCACGAATGGCGGCGTTCAACGCAATGCCGTTTGAAACCTCTAGGCCGTTGATTGAAACGATCACCTACAACGCGGAGATCTATCTGTTTGAGGGCAAGGCTCCGAGTCTTGAACTGGCCGGCGTGTTTGACCGCATGCTTGCGTTCTTCCGCAGGGCGTATAAGAGCATTGCCGACTTCATCACGCAGCAGCAGGCCATCTACCGCCGAGAGTTTGGCCGCGAACTTCCTGTCCTAAATGACGAACTGCGGGCGGTCTTTGACCGGATGCTAGCAGACGAGCAGCAGATCAAGCAGGCCCAGGCCGTGGCACAAATGCGGGGCCAGTTCACCGTCAAGCCCGAGGGCATGGACGATGCTGAGTGGGCGGCATATCAGGAGATGGCTGGCGAAGCCACGAATGCGGCCATCGCGGATATGACCAAGGCCAGTCTGCGGCAGATGGAATGGCTGTCGCGGGCGCGTAGCCGGATCATCAAGGACATGCAGGCGCGGCACACCGCCCAGCGCAAGGAAGTCCGAGAGCGTGTCCAGCGCGAGGTGCAGCAGGATCCTTTGTACCGGGCAATGGCGTTCCTGAAGCGGGCGCAAATCGTGGCCCCGGACGGTGCCACTACGAAGGCCGAGGGAGTACACAGGATTGACAAGGTGCTGGCGGCAGAGTTTGCCCCAACCGTAGACCTGGCGCGCCTTGGTGGTCGTTTTGGCGTCCTACAGGACGATGGGCTGCATCCTGATGTCGTGGCCGAGATGTTTGGCTATCCGTCTGGCGCAAGCCTCCTACAGGCTTTGGCTGACGCTAAACCGATGCGGGAGGTTGTGGAGGACCGGACTGACGCGGAGATGTTGCGCCTGTACGGGGAGATGAACACACCAGAGGCCCGTGAGCAGGAGATCCAAAAGGCGCTTCACAACGAGGCTAGGGCGCGGCTGGTGGGTGTTGAGTTGCGTTTTATGGGCAAGATTCGGCAGCCAGTACGGGTGCTGATGGAAGCCGCTCGCCAGGCAGCCCAACAGGTCATCGACCGCAAGCGCGTGGGAGAACTGCGTCCAAGCGAGTTCATCGCGGCAGAGGCCAAGGCATCCCGAGAGGCCACGGATGCGATGCAGGACAACAAGCCTGATATGGCGGTACGCGCCAAGCGGGCGCAGCTCCTGAACAACCAACTGGCAAAGACTGCGCTTGAGGTTCGCGACGAAATCGACGATGGAGTTCGGTATTTGCGCAGGGTGTTGCGTGATAGCAATCGCCAGCGTATGGGCGCGGACGTTGCAGACCAAATCGCCGGTCTGCTGGATCGGTTCAACATCGCGCCGATGACGGCAGATGAGGCCAACCGAGTCCGAACGCTATCAGAGTTCTTGGCATCGCTCGAGGATCGTGGCCTGGTCCCAGACATTGCCGAAGCCATAGGAATGCGTGACACGCGCATCCCGTACAAGAACATGAACATCGCGGACTTCCGCGATCTTGTCGATGCAATCAAACAACTTGAATACATTGGAAAGAACGAACGCAAGATTCTGTTGGCAAAGGAAAAAACAGAGTTTCAGGCGGTTCGGGATGAGATCGTAAAGAGCGTTGTAGCTAACGCTGGCGACCGCAAGGCCAACGCCAGAACGGCGACTACCAACATCGGCAGGGCCGTCACGGCCATGAAGGGATTCGCGGCGGCGCACCTGAAGGCCGCATCAATTGTCCGCATCATGGATGGTGGTAAGGATGGCGGGCCGTTGTGGAACTATCTGATCCGGTCTGCAAACAAAGCCGGAGATACAGAAACCACCATGAGGGCAGAAGCAACCGCTGACCTGACCAAGATCCTTGAACCAGTATTCCGCGCTGGCAAGCTAGGTGGAAAGGGCATTTTCTTCCCGACGATCAACCGAGCAATGAATCGCGAGGCACGCCTAGTTGTGGCCCTAAACATGGGCAACGCTGGCAACATGCAGCGCCTACTGGATGGCGAGGGTTGGAGCATTGAATCCGTCCTTCCTGTTCTGCAATCGCTGACCGAGGACGAACTAAATACGGTCCAGCAGATTTGGGACTACTTTGAGAAGTACCGCCCAATGATTGGACAGAAGGAACGCCGCCTGTACGGCAAGGAGCCGGCATGGGTTGAGCCTCAGCCGCTTGTGGTTCAGTCTGCGGACGGAAAGACCGTCACGCTTCGTGGTGGCTATTACCCGATCAAGTACGATCCTCGCGCATCACAACGGGCCGAAACGATGTCTGAGGCCGATGAGGCCAAGCGCGATTTGGCTGGTTCATACACAACCGCAACGACGCGACGCAGTTTCGTGAAATCGCGTGTTCGCAAGGTTGAAGATCAGCCGCTGCTGTACACACTGGCTGGCATGTATAGCGGAATCAATGATGTGATCCACGATCTGACATGGCACGAGTGGCTGATCCAGGCGAACCGTCTGATGCGATCCAAGTCGTTCGATGAGGCTGTGCGAAACCGATACGGACCAGAATATGTGGCGCAGCTCAAGAACTGGATCAAGGATGTCGCTGCCGGCGAGCGTGGCGTGCAGAACGAAGCCGAGATGGCGCTGAACTTCCTGCGGCAGGGCATTAGTTCTGCTGGCCTAGGTTTCAACATCGTGAGTGCGGCCATGCAGATCACTGGTTTCAACCAGTCCATTGTGCGCGTCGGCGCAAGGTGGATCGGTCGCGGCATTGCATATGTCGCGCAGAATCCGATGATTGCAATGCGAGAGGTAAATGAGAAGTCAGAGTTTATGCGGAACAGAAGCCGCACCCAATTCCGAGAACTAAATGAGATCCGGAACATGGTGCAAGGCCAAAGTGTCGCCATGCGCCGCGTGCAGATGGGCACCTACTTCCTGATGATGCGGATGCAGCGCATGGTCGATGTACCGACGTGGCATGGTGCATACGAGAAGGCCATGTACGAAGGACGCGATGAGGAGACTGCTATTGCGCTTGCGGACCAGGCGGTTATTGACTCACAGGGCGGAGGCATGGTCAAGGATCTTGCTCGCGTTGAGCGTGGCGGTCCTGCGGTCAAGTTGTTCACGGTGTTTTATGGGTACATGAACACGGTCTACAACATGGCTGCCGTGCAGACGATGACGAACAAGAACAAGGGCCGTTTGGCAGCCGATTACGTTATGTTGTTCGTGGTTCCAGTTGTTCTGTCCTACATGCTGAAGCAGGCGCTTATCCCACGAAAGGGAGGCGAGGACGAGGAGTGGGATATGAGCAAGATTGGACGAGAGCTTGCCGCAGAGCAGTTGTCTTACCTGATGGGAACGATGGTCATTGCTCGTGAGTTTGGAGAGGTCGGAAAGATGATCTTTGGCGTCGAAGGACCGCGCATGGGCTATGGCGGTCCAGCCGGATTGAGAGCGGTCGGTGAGACATACCAGTTTGCAACACAGGCATCGCAGGGTGAATTTGATACCGCGTTCCGCAAGTCGGCAGTCAACATGATCGGCGCGTTTACTGGTCTTCCAAGCGCCCAGGTGAACCGCACGCTTGATGGCCTTGAGGCGCTGTATGAGGGTGAAACAAAGAATGTTCTGGCACCACTAACTGGAGCAAAGATTCGATGATGGTGCCCGTATTCGTGACCGATATCAATAGGTTTGCACCGACTTCACAGGAGTCCTGACCTTGACAATTAGCAGCACAACGCGCATTGCCGGCCCGTTTGTTGGAACTGGATCTGCCAGCGTCTTTCCATTTACCTTCAAGGTATTCGCGGCGTCTGATCTGGACGTGATCCGCCTGAACAGTTCAACTGGCGTTGAAACAACGCTAGTGCTGACGACGGATTACACGGTCACACTGAACGGCAATCAAAACACGAATCCTGGCGGAAGCGTCACGCTGGTCGCTGGCGCACTCGCGAGCGGATTCACGCTGACGATTACTTCCGACATCGCGAACCTTCAGCCAACCGACCTGACGAACCAGGGTGGGTTCTACCCCGAGGTCATCACGGACTCGCTGGATCGGGCCACGATCCAGATCCAGCAGATGTCGGAGGACGTTGGGCGCAGCCTGAAGGGTCCGATTTCGGACGGCAACCTAAACATGGAGCTGCCGACGGCGGCGGTCCGTGCTAGCAAATACTTGGTTTTCGATGCCAACGGGTTGCCGATTCCATCAGCAGGTAGCGGGACTGATAGTGCGCTCCGTACTGACTTGGCAAATACTGAAGTCACGACAGCAGGTGCCGGACTTGTCGGATTCCGAACTGCCGATGCAACATCGGTTGGACGGACGGTCTTGTCCAAGCTCCGCGATGTCGTGAGCGTCAAGGACTTTGGAAATGATATTGCAACAGCAGTCAATGCTATTGGTGCAACAGTGGCTGAACTTGTTATTGATGCGCCTGTGACGGTGGCAGCAAATCTGACTATTCCAACCACGCTGTCTGTTCGTGTGATTCGCGGTGGTGGCATTACCATCAACAACGGAATTACTCTAACCGTCAATGGCTTGTTCGATGCGCCAATCGCATCTGTATTTACATTGGTTGGTACTGGATCAGTTGTATTTGGTACTAGCGCAATTGAAGCGGCGTTTCCACAATGGTGGGGCGCAATTGGAGATGGAACAACAAATTGCACGACAAGTATTCAGGCCGCAATGGATGCGTATAAAGTGGTGCAGTTGATTCCTGGAACGTATGCCACCACGGCAGCGTTGCAATTCAAGGGCGATGGCATTCAGATCAACGGTTCTGGTATGGGCGGCGCAACAACCATTTCCAGATCGGGATCTGGAAGTGTGTTTGAGAACAGCGCCAAAGCAACCGTAACGCGACTGTTCTGCGGCATTGCCAACATGCGAATCATTTCCAGTGCTGCGGGGGCAAACGCTGTTGTTGATTGGCGCTCAATGCAGTTTGGACGTATTACTAATGTGTGGATCACTGGTCAAAGCACAGCTGGATGCTCATGCATTCGCATGGATGTGGCAACCTTTGGCGTTACCGAAGCCACCTACAACATTGTGTCTGGTTGCTATTTCGGATTATGTGCGTACGGCATCTATATCGGTGATGGCGGCAATAGCAACCTAATCATCGGCAACCGAATGCAAACCAGTTTTGCGGGCGGATATGGAGTGTTTTTGGAAGGCACAACGGCTGGTGCAGTTTCAAACAACTCGATTATCTCAAACGGGTTTGAATATCCCGGAGCAATTAATACTGGAATTCTGGTGTCTCAAAATACCGATGGCACGTTGATTTCCGGAAATAGGTTTGAATCGTTGTCAAACGGCATTTCTGTCGGTGCAACTAGCAACAAGAATGTCAACGCAGCCTTTTCGGCCAACTATTTCAGCGGTTGCACAAACAACATCAATCTGACCAGCACGCCAACCGCAAGTGGTAATACGTATTCGATTCGCGCATCTGCATCCATTTCCGGCACGGGCGCAGTTGGCCCGCTTGTTTTCAATGATGTTCAGTTCAACATGGGCGGATCTAAAACCGCAACTGGTACATACGCAGTGACGTTTGTTGATGGCAATTTGCCGTCAACTGGATATGTAATCAACGCAACAACTGATCAGCCAAACGTCGTGGTTTCTGCGAAGTCCGCATCTGGATTCACGTTGGAAACCAGGAACTCGTCATACGTGTTGACAGATGCAACACGTCTTGATGTTGTTGTAATGCACAATAGGTGATCCATGACCTCCACCCACCACGAAGAACTGTTCCTCGCCATCGGCCGCCTAGAAGGCAAGGTTGATTCCCTGATTGCCATGCAGAGCCACCAGCAGGATCAGCTCAAGGAACATGACACACGCATCCGCTCGCTCGAGCATTCACGTGGCTACATGCTTGGAACCGCAGCCGCCATCGGCGCGAGCATGAGCCTTGTATCCAACTACCTCATCCGCGCATTCACCTAAGGAACCACATGCCTACCGACATCATCATCGCCACGGACAAGCCGAAGTATCAATCAAGCGGATTGGTTGCCGCAACATCTGGATCGGCCTATACGGCGATTTCTCCGACAACCACGACGCCAACCACAAGCGGACAAAATTTCCTCGTCCCATCAAATCTTGGCGATAAGCCAAGCCTGTTTCGGGTGATGCCATTTTCAAGCGTGAATAATGCAACAGCCGTTGGAATGCGCGTGGTTGGCTGGACATCGGCGTCCGTGCCGGTTGAATACACGAATTTGCTGACGTATAGCCAGGAGTTCGACAACGCGGCATGGCTCAAAACTAACCTTGCGGTTACTGGTGGTTCAATCAATGCCGTTACTGCGCCCGATGGCACGCTCACCGCTGACAATGCGTTGGAAACGGGAGCAACCGTAAACCACTACATCGGACGAGATACCGGATCGCCAGGAACAGCCACGACGATTCGCACGTTCTCGGTGTTTGTGAAGGGTGGTCTCGGCCGCGACCATGTGTCGGTTTGTGCCGGCAATGGTTCTGGTGGGCCTTATTACACAATCACTGTCAATCTGAACACCGGAGCGGTCACCCAGGCTGATCTTGTCAATACTGGTACCTGGTTCACCACCACGCCGAGCAATACCGTTACGAGTGTCGGAAACGGCTGGTATCGCATCACGATCACGAGCCGTCTTACGCAGTATTACCTCATCAGCCCACAAAGCACGGCAACCCCGACAAGTGGATCGAATTGGGGTCTTGGGTCATATGCCAGCGATGTGACAAAGGGCGTTTCCCTGTGGGGCGCACAACTTGAGAATGGAAGCACCGTCTCTCCGTATGCGGCTACTACGACGGCGGCAGTTATTGCGGTCAACAATACGGTTCCACAGGTACAAATGTGGCTTCCGACGATCATTGGCGAGTTCGATCTTACGTACTCAACCGGGACAGTCCCAAATGCGACGACCGGCGGAAATAACTACTACTTGTTTTCTAGTGCGTCACAGGTTGGAATCAGCCCGGACGCCTCCATGTATCGACCGGCCGTATCTACAGCAACCAGAACAGAACCAGCATCCGTCATGGTTGATCCGGTTGGCTCACAATTGATCCAGCTTCAATTCAAGGCAGACAGCGGAACAATGGGCGCATACTGGTACATGATCTAATGAGAAACAGACTGTCCAAAACTCCACGCAGGTTTCGCAGACCAGGAATAGAGGATTATTCAACTGGTAGTGTGACCTATTACGCGCCGAATCATGCAAACCTGACGGTCAGCGACTATTCAACGATCAGCATTCAGGATGCAACGCGGCTGCGGTTTTCCCGACCGATCACGGACGGCAATGGATTTCAGAATGCTGCCCCGGCGGCAAGGGCCAGTTTCGTCACGACATCGACGCGGCTGATCCTGACCGTTGAATACAACGGATTGGTTACTAGATCGGAAAATGCCGCAAATGTTCGTGACTTGTTCAGCGTTGGTTCCGTTACTAGTAATGGCACGGAGATTGGAACTTTTAGGTGGCCGAATCTGATGACCGATGTTGGTGTTGTCCAGGCGGTATTTGCTCTGCCGAGCGGCAGCAAAACCGTGAGCATCGTTTGGCCGTATTGGATCGGAATGGATCTATTGCAGATCGGGCTAGACAAAGGTTCAACATTCACGGCGGCGACTAGGCCAACAACGAAACTAGCTCTCTGCGGCGACTCAATCACGCAAGGGGCAACGGTTTCAAAGATTACCGCCGGATGGGGGTATCAACTCGCGCAGTTGAAGAACTGGCAGGTCATCAACTACGCCAATGGAGGCGCGGTTGCGAACGCGGCCCATGCAACCACGGCGCTGACTGGATCAGGAGCGAGCCGCGTGTTCTACATGATCGGATACAACAATTTCGTGGCGCAAACCGCAACGGCGACATTCCAGGCCGCCGTGGAGGGTTGGATCACGAATGCGCGAGCTGCATTGCCATCGGCAGCAATCTACGTGGCCTCGCCCATTTACTCGCCAAACACGAACACGATCACGCTGGCACAGTATCGAACCGCAGTTCAGAATGCAGAAACCGCGGTAGGTGATGCCAACACGTTCTACATCGATGGTCTGGCAATGATGACCAACAACAACAACAGACTGTACGAGGGTGCAAGTGGTGTTCACCCGAACGATCTTGGTGCCGGTGAAATTGCCACATATCTATCAACGGCCATAACGTGAGAATCCTGCTCGCGGTTTTGTTGCTCACCGCCTGCAACCCGGTTGCTCGCATCTCCGCAAACGCGACGGCGATCCGCAACGAGGCCGGCGCGCTCATCGACCACGGGAACGCCATCGGCGACCAGGTCGTGGTGCAGGGCGCGACCCGCATCGACGCGGCCGCTGCGGCCATCCACGGCGACATCCCGAACGTGCAGGCGGTCACGCCGGCGTGGCTATCCACCCTCCAGTGGTGGGGCATCGCGGTGGCGGTCGCTGGCGTGGCATTCGTCCTGTGGCAGTCTGGCATTGGCACGGCCGTCCGTATCGCCATAGGGTGGTTGCCTCGCCGAAAGGTGGCTATAGCCGACCTCGCCGCAAGTACACTAGACCCGTCTCGTCCCGAAGGGGACAGGGAACTCGTGGCTGCGCTCCGGGCGGACCCGGAAATTGATGCAGCATTTAAACGCGCCAAAAGGCGCAAACAGAAAGGCACGGTATGAGTCAGTTTCTTGGCAGCGTTTGGTTTGGCGTGATGTTGGCGCTGGCGGGCTACATCGTCGGCAACGTCCTTCCCATCGGCAAGTTTATGGACATGTTCAAGTCGAAGTGACCAGCCCCGAGGCGTTCGCGCCTACGGCACTGCGAGCGGGCGTGGCCTACGGGCTGCGCCTGCTGTGCCAAATGAAAACCCCCGCCCTTGGCTCCGTCGTGGGGCCGCGGGCGGGGGGAGGAGAGGATGGCAAGGTCAGCGGATTCGCAGGCTTGTGCCGCGTGGCAAGAATGCTACGCTGGGGATCGTAGCGCCCGCTGCCAGCGCCTCGCGCAGCGCGGCCTTGTCGGCCTCAACGCGCACGGCCTGGTACTGCGTGCCACCCAGTTACGTTGAACAGCAGGATCCCAAATAACGCCTTCCCGTGTGGTTAGAGTCTTTGGTCACTTTGCTTGCATTCGACGCAGCAATCTGTCAGCAACCATTGGGTCGAGTGATGTGCCACGCCTGGCCGGCATGGAGTGTTTGATGTTCAGAATGTTTCTCAACTCATCCGCGAACAGCACATCCCCTGAAGCTGTTAGGGTCAGCATTGTTCGCAGAGCATCATGGACAGCTGCAATGTCTGTTGCAACGAGCGCGTGACCGTGTGCGTTCATTTGGCCCTGCGCGCTCAGTAGAACATCCATCAGGTTTGTTGGTCGTGTAAGTTTCGGCATCCTTGCCATGCGCGCATAATATAAAAACCCCGACCTGACGGAAGCCAGGCCGGGGCGCAGGGAGAACATACCTCCCCGAGTCTACAGCGAGACAGTGCGGTGGTCGCCAAAGATGTTTTGCACATCTGCGCTCAACGACCAGCGCGCAACCCATGCTCCATCTGTGGATAGCCACGTTTCGTTTCCTGAACTATCAATCCGTGCGATGGCGTACATGATTTCGCTGGCTGCTTTGCACCCACGTCCGAGCATGTCCATTTCCAATTCAATCGACTTTGCGATGATTGGACCCAGCGGAGAATCAGCCGTCACGATGTCCCGCCGCACGGATTCGATGTCTTGCATGGACAGCGTATGGACTGTTCCATAATCGCTCTCACCCAGCATGATCCATGCGATGTGTGTGGCCTCCCACGGAACCTCTTGGTTGTGCCACAAGATCGTGCGAGTTTGGGAAATTGAAAGCGCCTGCGAGCCTTTTGAAACAACCCGCATCTGCCCCTCTAGCCGGCGATTGAAACTGAACATCAGAATCGCCAATCCAACCAGTAGCGAAATGATTATCCATTCAGTCATTGTCCACCCCCAACCTGGCGTCCACAGCTGCCAATAGTTCCCTGGAATCCAACAGCATTTGCTCGCTGCGTGGATGTGGGTTTTCGCCTAGAGCTGCATCCGCATCCGCCTGCACCTGGCAACGAATCACGTGCTGGTACACGATCACCCTGCACCGTGCGAGTAGGCGATGCAGGATCTCCTCTTCAACAACGGCATTCTGGGATGCTTCGCGCAGTTGGTGAACTGTTGAGGTGCTAACAAACTGAACAGATTTGAGATCGTTTCCGGCCGCAGGAAGAGTCGACAGAATGTCGGAGACGGTTTGTGTTGGGGTCATGGCACGAGCCATTGTAGGAACTCCTTGCTCCATGCTCCCGCGAGGAAGCCTGCGATTGAAAGGGCACCAAAGGCATAGCCGAGGTAAAAGTCAGTCAGACTCGGCTCACGAACAGGTTGTGGCTTATTCACTCGCGACCCTCCGGATAGAGGTCCGCAAACATGTTATGAAACAAACGCGATGCCTGTGGGCGCGGATTCAAATTGCGAGCGATCACGCGCTCAATTTGCGACGCCATATCGGCGGAGTCGCCAGTTTCATTCATGCAGATCAACCGCATGCTGTCGCGAACGAACGTGGCCTCGGACTCTGTGAGATGAACAACAACAAACTTTGACTGTGACATGTGTGTTCTCCTGAAACGGGTTGTGTGCCAGCACCGTGCTGGCGGGGATGTCATCGGTCAGCTACGTGACCGACCTTTACGAAATTCGGTGCGATACCCAGACAGGGCTTCTCCGAGTTTTTGAATTGCACTTGTGTGATGAAACATCGCCTGCTCCATGGTCAAACCCATGATTTCTGCACACTCCTCCAGTGATCGGATTGGCTCCGCCGGCCGCAGGCGCATCTCTCCGTCGCGCTGCCTTCTGGCCTGGGTGTGGTCAACAATGCGAATTCTCATATCTGCAATGTACATGGATAACACGCAATGTCAACATCATCCATGTGCAATGCTGCGTGACACATATTGGACGCATACACTTTGCATTTATAAATCCATGCAGAATGTGTACGGAACCCCTTGCGCTTGTGCCGATACGCTGTATTGTGATGCAGCCAAGCCGCGTCGGCGAGGCAAACCAGGAGAACACCATGACAATTGCGAAGATGGATAGTGACACGTTGGGGCTGATTGCCCGCACCGTGGCGAAGGGCTGCTCTGCGGATGAGCTGTCCCTGTTTGGTCAAATTTGCCAGCGCACTGGGCTTGATCCGTTCGCCCGTCAGATTTACGCGGTGAAGCGTTGGGATAGCCGCGAGAAGCGTGAGGTCATGCAGACACAGGTCAGCATCGACGGAGCGCGATTGACGGCCCAGCGCAGCGGCGAATACGCCGGCCAGGCTGGCCCGTTCTGGTGCGGCGATGACGGGGTTTGGAAGGACGTGTGGCTGTCGCCTGTCCCGCCGGTTGCGGCGAAGGTAGGAGTCTATCGACGCGGATTCAGCGAGGCGCTTTGGGGGGTAGCTCTGTGGCGCGAGTACGCGCAGAAGGGCAAGGAAGGCCAATTGATCGGAATGTGGCCCAAGATGCCGAGCCTGATGCTGGCGAAGTGCGCCGAGATGTTGAGCCTGCGGAAGGCGTTCCCGGCGGAACTCTCGGGCCTTTACGCGGCTGAGGAGATGGGCCAGGCCGACAGCGAACTGCCGATTCCGACGCAAGCGGTTGCTACCAAGCAGCCGGCCAAGCCAGAACCAATTCTGGTTACAGTTGTTGATAACTCTAGTACAATTGCACCGAAGCCCGTTCAGGCGCAGCAGGATGCCCAACAAGACATTCCTGCTCCTAAGACTACCAAGACCCAAGCCAAGGCCACGGAACGCGCCACAGCGGCTCCTAGCGCATTTGGCGAGGTGTTGGCATCTCGGCCGCCAAAGGATTGCGCGTGGCGTGGCGGGTTGACCATCAGGCGAGTCGGACAGGGTAAGCCCACAACAAAGGGGTCGAACCGCTACCCCATCCTGCTGGATGTTGGTGGTACAGAGCAGTGGGCTTCCTGCTTCGATGACCGCGTGATGCAAGCAGCGCAGGATGCCCTGGGCGGTCAGGCCGTCTCGGGGTTCGTGCAGGAGGGCCAGTATGGCTGGACTTTGTACGGCATCCGAACCGTGTTAGAATCCATTGAACAGCAGGCCGCGCCAGTCGCGGTTGAGGAAGACCACATTCCGTTCTGACCCCCCGGAAAGCCCCCGGCGTGAGCGAAAGTTCCGCTGGGGGTTTTACCAACACAGGAGATCAACCATGAGCAACTACCCATCCGGCGATTGGACGTTCCCAGGCGATGAAACACCAGAAGAACGCAGTGCCCGCAGGCGCAAGCAATACAAGGAATGGAAAGCCGACGAGGCCGATTATGGGCCGGAAGACAACGCGGACTGGAGCCGCGACGAGCCATGATTCAAAAAACGAAAGGACACAACAACATGAATCGAATGACGCGAGTGCATGATGCTACTGCCGCTGCGCAGGAGCTAGAGGAAATGCTGCTTGATAGCAGCGGCGAGTTGACAGAGGAAATGGAGGGCCAGTTTGCGATCCTCACGCAACAGGCCGAAAGTTTTTCTGCTGCAATTGATGACGTGCTGGCGCTGGTGCGCGATATTGAGATTCGGGCCGAAGCTCGCAAGGCCGAGGCCAAGCGCATCGCAGACCGCGCACGGCGTGACGAGGCCGTGGCTGCGTGGTTCAAAAACCAAGTGCTTCGCGTGATGCAGAGTGAGGGCATGAAGAAAGTGGAAACCACGCGGTTCCGTGCAACGGTTGCGATGCCTGGTGGAAAGCCCGCACTGGAGTTGATTGGAGATGTTCCGCCGGAGTATGTGGAGCAGGAGATCATTCATGTAACAGATAAGGACAAGATCCGCACCGAACTGGAGAGCGGAAAGGTTCTTCCCTTTGCGCGATTGGTTGAGAAGCAACCCTATTTGAGGATTTCCTGATGTACGCCAAAGACGCAGCACTAAAGGGCATTCAAAATGCGCTGGCCGCACGAGGTTTCAAGTGGCCTGAGAAGGGCAAGAAGGACAAGGATTCCGTTGTTGCGCGCCTCATGGCATTCGACGCGCTGCACAACCTGACCGGCCTGTCGCGTAGCGCAATTTCAATGTTGGTCAGCAACAGCCCCAGCAACACCACAAACATGATTCAGCGCGTGGAGCGGTGTTACCGAACGCCAATTGACAGGGCGAACTGGATTGTGCAGGCCCGAGCAGCGATTGATGCTGTGCTTTCACAGGAGGCAACATGAACCTTTTCGATGCAGCAGAGGCAGAGAGACTGAAGTTGCACGGCAAGGCTGTTGCAGCACAATCACGATCCGAGTTGTTGGGATTGGCGCGTGTGTATGCGTTGATGCTGGTCCGTCGCAACGGCACTGTACATGCCGACGATGTCGCTGGAGCGATGGCGAATGACGGATTGAATTACGCTGACCTTGGCAACGCGGCCGGCAGCGTGTTTGACTGTTCATTCCAATGGACTGGTCAGGTCATTCGCAGCTTGAGACCATCCACGCACGGCAGGATTGTTCGCGTTTGGAGGTTGAAATGCGATACTTGAGCGTGTGCAGCGGCATCGAAGCCGCGACAGTTGCGTGGGAGCCGCTTGGGTGGAAGCCTGTCGGCTTCAGCGAGATTGAAAAGTTCCCATGCGAAGTGTTGAAGCATCACTATCCGAACATCACAAACTACGGAGACATGACGAAACATGAAGAATGGGACATCAAACCCGGAACTGTCGATCTTCTGGCAGGTGGAACACCCTGCCAAGCGTTCAGCATGCTTGGCAAGCGAGGCGGACTTTCTGACCATCGTGGCAACTTGGCCCTTGTCTATCTCGGAATTGCTGCACGCTTGCAGCCTCGGTGGATCGTCTGGGAAAATGTCGTGGGACTCTTGTCATCCAACGGAGGACGGGACTTTGGAGCCTTCCTGCGGTATTTGGGAGACTGTGGGTATGGGTGGTGCTACAGAGTGCTTGACGCTCGGTATTTCGGAGTCGCCCAGTCCCGAAGACGAATCTTTCTTGTGGCGTTCCGTGGAAACGGTGTTGGAGACTGGAGATATCCCGCAGCGGTTCTATGCAACGCCCAAGGCTTGCGCGGGGTTCCTGCGCCGAGACATCCGCCGGGGCATGAAATTGTTGGATGCCTTACGCGAAGGAGTCTCGCAAGTCGCTGCAACATGGCCGCAGAAGAAGGATTCTTGATCCTTGATAGAAATGGCAAACCAAGATGGGCGATGCCGATTGAATGCGAGAGGCTGATGGGATTCCCAGATGGATATACAGACATTGAATCGGCAACCGACACGAAGCGGTATTGGTGTCTTGGCAATTCATGGTGCGTGCCTGTAGCCCGGTGGATTGGCAAGCGCATTCAGATGGTTGAGGATTTGCTGTCTGCGCGGCGCGACGGCTTGCAATTCGATCAGGATCAGGGATGATGCAAAGCGAAACGGCCCCCGTGTGTCGCGGGAGCCGCTTCTGACCGTAACCGCGCCGAAACTGGCGCAGGAGGCTTCGCGTGAGTGTATCCAAGAATCGGCGCACGCCAATATCAAAGAGGCGGCGTTTCGATGTGTTCAAGCGTGATGGGTTCGCATGTCAATACTGCGGACGCAAAACGCCGGAAGTTGTGCTTGAAGTCGATCACATCGTTCCCGTCGTAGATGGCGGCGAAAATGAAATCGACAATCTGACCACCGCTTGCTTTGAATGCAATCGCGGCAAGGCGCACAAGTCACTGAAGGCGATTCCGGAACCGATGAAGGAACGCGCCGCTCGGATCAAGGAAGCCGAAGCGCAACTCTCGGCCTATTCAAAGATCATGGAAGACCGCCGCGCTCGGATTGACGAGCAAGTGTGGTCGATTATTTGGGCATTGCATCCCAACCGCAACACAGTTCCCCGAACTTGGATTTCAGGAATCACGAAGTTTCTAGATCGACTCTCATACCCAGAGATCATGCAAGCCGTGGAAATCACTCGGCTGAAGGGCATTTACAGTGAAAGCAAGGAGTTTCGATATTTCTGCGGGACTTGCTGGGCCATGATCCGAGAGAGGTCGGGTCAGCAATGAGCAGCAAAGAAACACTTGGTCGCGCACCGTGGATGCAGTTCTGGGGCGACGACTTTATGGCAGCGACACTTGGATGGTCTGCCGCCGAGCGTGGTGCGTACCTGATTCTTCTGTGGGCTGCGTGGCAGGGCGATGGTCTGCCAGCCGAGCCGGAGCGTGTGTTCCGACTCGACCAGGACATTCAATCTGCATGGCCGATCCTTGAACCCAAGTTCCCCGTTGGGCCGGACGGGCGTAGGAGAAACCAACGGCAGGAATCAGAACGGGCCAAAGCCGACAAGTTCCTGCGTGACAAGGCCGCAGCCGGACGGGCATCGGCAGCAGCACGGCAACAGAACAGCAACAGCCGTTCAACACCTGTTGCAACAGACGCACCAACAGAACCGCAACACGACGGCAACCATTCACTGTCACTGTCACTGTCACTATCACCTTCACTGCCACAGTCAAATAACTCAATCTCGCTCAACGGCGTTGCCGTCGAGCCAGTTTCATCCGTAAATGATCCCAAGCCGAACCGACGAGCCACGATCCCGCAGGCCGCGCTGGACGCGCTTTGGCAGCGGTTCCCTCGGAAGGTGGGCCGGAAGAAAGCCATGACCCTGCTGGACAGGGCCGTGCGCGAGGTGATGGAGGACTTTGAGCATGACGAGCCGACCGATGCCCTGATCTGGATGGAGGAGCGGATTGACGCGCTCGCCAAGCAGCACAAGCTGTCCGACCCGAAGTTCATCCCGCACCCAGCGACCTGGCTAGGCCAGGGACGATACCTTGATCCTGTGGAGACACCATGAGAACCGAAACCGCAGCGACGATCCTTGAACACTTCGGAGGCAGCACATGGGCCAAGCCGGACAGCAAGCGGCACGCCGAAGCCGCCAGGGTGCTGGATGAGTTCAGCCACGAGGACATCGTGCAGGCGTGCAAGACGATGCGCCTGACCCTCTCGCGCTCCAGCGTCAAGCCGGAGGAACTGGCCACGGAGATCCGGCGCAACACCAAGCGTGCGAAGGTTCACGCGCAGGCGTGGAAGGACGCGATCAATCCATATGACATCGAATGCGAGCGCAAGTTCCAACGGAACGCCGTACTCCTTGCGCCGCGAGAAGTCATCGCAGCAGCAGTCGCCAAGTGCCGGAAGATTGGCGCGCTTGACGGCACGCCGCTGTCGCCCAAGGTCGAGGAGTGGAGCGCGTATACGGTCGGCATGGTTTATGCAGCAATTGAGGAGGCACACGGATGACAGACTCCGATCACATCATGCAACTTCGACAGCAGGTGGCGAATCTGCATGGATTACTGGTCAAGGCTCAGGCCGAGCGCGACCAGGCGCAGTCCAAAGTCCAGCGCATCATGTCTGGGCTAGAAGGCTGCTGCATGACCTGTGAGCCTGTCGGGGTTCGCAATCAGCAGATGGAACAGCACATCAAGACTCTGCAAGCCGAGCGCGACGAGGCGAGGCGGGAGGTGTCGAAATTGATGGGTGGTAGTGCAGAGCAAAATTGGTACGCAAATCGTCGCGGCTGGGACTGCTTCAAGGAGAATCCATGACCCTTCCACGCGAACGGTTTAGAGCGATTGCAAAGACGCGCAACCTACTGAAGGCGTTGTGTGACGCGAAACGCACGCCTGGTGTACCGAAACCGCTCAGGGACGAGGCGGCAGCTTGCCTGAAGCACTTTCCAACGCCGCTTGACATGGACGAGGCCATCCACGGACTTCGATTGGCTGCACAGGTCTTCGCAGCAGTTGAACCGATCCCACGGAAACTTCGTCGGCCGGAACGGGAAAATGATGAGTAAGATGGGGACACCATGATGGGCCACCAGCCACGGACGGCTAGTGCCCGTGAGATCCTCAAGGCTTGGCAGGATGCCCTTATGCCTGACGTACTTACCGTTACCGTTGGACTACCGGCGCGCACGCTTTCCGCGAACGCAAGAGTTCATTGGGCGGTCAAAATGAAGGCAACGAAACGGGCGCGCATTGAATCGTGGGCGAGCGCGCAGATTGCCATGCACGAGGCTGGCGAGAAGGGCGGATGGAAAGAGTCCACATGCCAGGTCCACTGGTACGCACGGGATAACCGAAGACGCGACAAGGACAATTGCCTATCAAGCCTCAAGGCAACATTCGACGGATTGGTTGATGCTGGATTACTGAAAGACGATTCTGCCCTGACGCACCTTCCGTTGTTGATTTTCGTTGACTCAAAGAATCCGAGGGTTGAGTTGTTGCTCAAGCGGTGGGAGGTCAAGGATGGCGCGTAATGAACTTGAACGTGTACTTAAGACGTTGGAAGGCCATTACTGGCGCGAGGGCGCATCGCCAGGCTCAAGGTGGACCGTTGAAAAGATGGGTCGCAACATTCACCGAGTGACCATGCTCGCCAATACTCCGCATGCGTTTGAGTGGAACGGGTTGCTGGCATCAGACAGGCACCACGATCACGCCAAGTCGGATTGGGATTTGGAGCGCAAGCACCTCAATGAACTGATGAAGCGAAAGGGAGGAGTAATTGACTGTGGGGATCTTTTTTGCGCCATGCAGGGGCGTTGGGATTTGAGAGCTGATCGCTCTGCATTGCGCGAGGAATATCAATCTGGTGATTACCTTGATGCTCTTGTTCGCGAGGCCACAAAGTTTTACTCGCCGTATGCGGATCGTTTTGTCTGCATCGGAAGGGGCAACCACGAGACAGGGATTACAAAAAGACACGAGACCGACCTCACTGAGCGCCTGTGCGCTGGATTGAGTGCGAGCGCGCCCTGCCCCGTTTACTCTGGCGGCTACGGCGGCTACGTCCTGTTCCGACTGATCACAAGCAAGGGCGGCTCGTTCTCGTTCCGTGTGCGTTATTTTCACGGAGCGGGTGGCGGCGCCATGATGACGCACGGGGTGCTAGACACGCGCCGGCATGCTTCGTTTTGGCCTGACGCTGACATGGTGATTACTGGACACTCGCATCACCACTGGACTGTGCCCATCGCACGCGAGCGCCTGCGCCAGTTCAACGGGCAAGCCGAGGTGGTGATCGACGAGCAACTGCATGTGCGCATCGGTACCTACAAAGACGAACACGGTGACGGTTTTGGCGGGTGGTCTGTTGAGCGTGGCATGGCACCAAAGTCGACGGGCGCAGTATGGATGCGTCTGCACATTGCAGGCAAGCAGTCTGAGTACAGACTGGCAGCCGAGGTGACCCGTGCTACATGAGGCCAGACTCACTATCAACTCAAGGCGGTGGAGAATCAAGCTCGTCCGCGCCAAAGACCTGCCAAAGGACTGGCTAGGCGACTGCGACCACCCGCCAGGGCCGCATCCAACCATCCGTGTCCGAAGGAACCTGCCTCAGCAGCGGCTTGCATCGGTCATCGCTCACGAGGTCCTGCACGCGGCGGTGCCTTCGCTGGATGAGGCGACAGTACAGGCCGCCAGCGACGCAATCGGAAGGGCTATGTTTCTGCTACAGTTTCGCAGAATCAAACCGTCCAAGGAGGACACATGCCGACGCCAGCGAAAGGCAAGCGATTCGTAAAGGTGGTGCGGAACCAGGCGACTGGACGAACCCGCAAGGTTTCATACGGTCAGGCCGGCAAGGCCAAGGGCGGAGGCGACCGCATCAAGCCAGGCACCGCGAAGGGGGACGCATACTGCGCCCGTAGCTTTGCGCAGTTGAAGGCGCATCCCAAAGCAGCCAAGAACCCAAACAGCCCGTTGCGGCTCTCCCGTGCGAAGTGGAAGTGCAGCGGAAAGACGAGCGGGGGCTAATGGGTAGGCACGCCAACCTTCCATTTCACCTGTATGTGAATGTCTCCAACAAGGCACTGGGTCCAGAAATGCCAAAGGGGCACACGCGAGGAATATGGCATGCCGTCTACTGTCGACCTGGGCAGGGACTTATGGCCGAATGTCTGCTTGAAAGCGGCGCGCATTGGTGCGGAATTCCAATGCAAATGCTGTTCACCACAGATGATGTTGCGAATCCGGTTCATGCCACCGAACCTTGGGGTGCGATGGGTGAACACATTGAAACATTCCATGCCCACTATCTCGAAGGGATGCCCGTAGTTACACTACACGAGCAGGCAAAGGGTCGGCATACGGGCATCATCATCGACTGGGCAGATGGATTCAGCAGGTATCCGCAGGAACACAAGCCCCTAAATCTCATAAACCTTGATTCTGGACAGTTTGCCTTACTGCCGAACAACTACCTGCTCATGTCGGACAATCACTTCACTCGTGCAGACACAAAGCAGAACCTAAAGTTCTACAAGCGAAACGAAACCGTTTACTGGGAGCAATGATGGCAAAGAAGTCAAAGAACAGCCTGGTCGGAAACATCAACCGCAGGCGCAAGGCCGGCACCAGCCGACCAAAGTCCAAGTCAACCGTATCCAAGGCCGCCTATGCACAACTCCGAAAGGGATGGAAGTAATGCCATTCAAGTCCAAGGCCCAGCAAAAGTTCATGTACGCGCAGCACCCAAAGATCGCAGCGCGCTGGGCCAAGAAAACCAAGAGCTTCAAGAGCCTGCCAGCACGCGCAAAGAAGCGAAAGTAATCGCTCTCAACGAGCGCGGTTTCCGCATTGGCGCAACGCACCACAATGCCACGATCCCGGAAGAAACCATCCAGCGACTCCGATACCTCCACGAAGAAGAGGGAATCGGATATAGACGCCTCGCAAGAATGTTCAATATCCGGCGCGATACAGTTGTCAAAATCTGCCGGTACGAGCGACGGGGACAGGTTCCCCATGCCTGGAAGCGGGTCAAAGAGAGTGGGAAGGCCAGCGGGCAAGATGCCCGTGCCGCAGATGGAGGCTGAATCGCTCATCAGGTGGATATCCGAAGGCCGGCCCCTGCGCGAGTGGTGCAGGATCGAAGGAAACCCGGAATGGCGCACTATCTACGATTGGATGGATAAGGACGCGGATTTCTCCGCACGCATCGCCCGCGCACGCGAGGACGGCTACGACGTGATTGCGGACGAATGCCAGCGTCTAGCCGACCTTGAGCCGATGGATCAGGTACAGGTCCAATGGAGGCGACTACAAATTGAGACACGCCTCAAGCTGCTTGCCAAGTGGAATCCGAAGAAGTACGGCGACAGGGCGCAGTTGGACCACGGCGGCGGAATCGTTCTGAACGTCGTGACCAATGTCCCACGCGACTAAACTCAACGTCGAGTTCCCATACGCGCCCAGACCGTGGCAAAAGGATTGCCACAGGACCAAGGCCAGGTTCAAGGTGCTGGCTCTGCATCGCCGTGCCGGCAAGACGGAATTGGCACTGATGGAACTGTTGGACCACGCTGTCAAGTGCAAGCTGGACCTAGGGTTCTATGTGTATTTGGCCCCATTCCTCAAGCAAGCGAAAGCCATTGCGTGGGCTAGGTTGAAACAAAAACTTGATGCGTTCATGCGGGCCGGCGCTATTGACGTGAACGAGGCTGACCTGGCGGTGACATTCAAGCACAACAAGGCCACGATCCGCCTCTTCGGTGGAGACAACCCCGACGCCTTGCGTGGCGTTCGCCTGGATGGCGTGGTCATTGATGAGGTTGCCAACATCAGGCCAGAGGTTTGGAACGACATCATCCAGCCGGCGTTGTCAGACCGTAAGGGCTGGGCGTTGTTCATCGGGACTCCGGCAGGAATCAACCTGTTCAGCGAGTTGTTCTACCGGGCCAGCAGCCTGCCTGACTGGTACGCGACCCGCTACACAGTGCATGACACAGACGCGCTAGACCCGTCGGAGGTGTCGCGTCTTGAGCGCGATATGCCAGAGACGGCGTTCGCACGCGAGTATTTGTGTGACTTCAGCGCGGCAGGAAGCGATCAGCTCATTAGCATGTCGGACGTGGAGTCGGCGTCCAAACTGGTTTACCAAGACGGCGATGTAATCGAATCTCCGCTCGTCGTCGGCGTCGATCCTGCCCGGTTTGGTGATGACCGTAGCGTGATCGTGGTTCGCCAGGGCTTACGCATGGAAAAACCGATGATTCACCACGGTGTTGACAACATGCAACTGGCTGGACTTGTGGCGCAGGTCATTGATGACCGCGACCCGGACGCCGTGTTTATCGACGTGGGTGGCGGTGCCGGCGTCATCGACCGCCTTCGCCAGTTGGATTACTACATTGTGGAAGTGCCATTCGGTGGCAAGGCGAACCAGCCAAACCTGTTTGTAAACCGCCGTGCCGAGATGTGGTGGCAGGTCAAGGAATGGCTTGGCAATGGCGGCAGTATCCCCAATGACACGGCACTGAAGGCGGAACTGTCCACGCCAACCTATTGGTTTGACGCCGTTGGCAAACGATGCCTGGAGTCAAAGGATGAAATCAAGAAGCGGTTGCAGGGCGGCGGCAGCCCAGACATCGCAGATGCGTTGGCCCTGACGTTCGCGTACCCGGTGGCAAAGCAGTTGCCGCGAGAGGTGCGCGAGAAGATCGACACCAGTCCCAAGGATTACGATCCATACGAGTCAATGTAGGTGCCCGTAATGACTGAAAAAATCAATACCGTTCGCCGCAGGTTTCCATGATTCGTGATGCAACAGAAGCGGACCATGATGCCATTGTGGTTATGTATCGCCAATTCATGGCGTTCACACCCTACGCGGACGTGCTAACGGCTACCGATGAAGAGATCAGCGCCACAATCCGGCACTTCATCGCGCACGCCAAGGTGTTCGTCGCAGACACCGACTGCACAATCTCCGGCCTGTTGGTCGCCGTGCTGTCGCCAGCCTGGTACGCCCCAAGGCACACAATTGCAACGGAACTGGCATGGTGGGTGGCACCGGAACACCGCAAAGGAACGGCAGCAATCAGGCTCATTCAAGCATTTGAGCAATGGGCGAAAGACAGTGGAGCCAGCATGATTAGCATGACAAATCTGCAAATCAATGATGGCGGTTCGGTTGAAAAAATGTTGCGCCGAATGGGCTACGCAATGACGGAACAGGCGCACACGAAAGGACTTATCTAATGGCAATCGGAACGACAGCAGCAATCGTCGGCGCATTGGCCGCGTCCGCAGCAGCAGCAGCGGCAGGAACCGGCTACGCCATTTATGCTGGTGAGCAGGGCAAGAAGGCGCAGAAGGAAGCCATGAATCGGCAAAGCGCGATGCAGGCTCAGGCTACGCAGCAGGCGCAGCAACAGGCAACGGCATCGCAAGCTGCCATTCGTCGCAGCCAGCAGCAATCACCAGATGTTGCAAGCATCATGGCTGCGGCACAAGAAACTGGCACTGGCGGTCCTGCCTCCACAATGCTGACTGGTCCTGCTGGCATTGATCCGTCGCAGTTGACGCTCGGACGAAACACGCTTCTCGGAGGTTGATATTGAGCGAATACCCAGGCAATAACAGGTCGTACAACAACGCGCCACAGCGCGACAGGCTGTTTACGCGCTGGGGTCAACTCAAGAGCGAGCGTGCCTCGTGGTTCGCGCATTGGCAGGAAATCACGTCATACCTCTTGCCACGAAACGGTCGCTACTTCCGCCAGGATCGCGATAAGGGATGGCGACGACACAACAACATCTACGATAACACCGGAACCCGTGCGCTCCGAACACTCGGTGCCGGCATGATGGCTGGTGCCACGTCTCCGGCGCGGCAGTGGTTCAGGCTCGCAACGCCGGATCCTGAACTGAACTCATACCAGCCCGTCAAGATGTGGCTGGATGATGTGACCAAGCGAATGCAGTTGGTGTTCCAGAAGTCGAACACATACCGCAGTCTGCACATGATGTACGAGGAGTTGGGAGCATTCGGAACCGCCGCCAGCATCGTGCTTCCAGACTTCAACAACGTCATCCACCATTACCCTCTGACCTGTGGCGAATACTGCATTTCAACAGATGCGCAGGGCCGAGTCTGCACGCTCTACCGAGAGTTTGAGATGACGGTCAGTCAGATGGTCAAGGAATTTGGTTACGACAACTGTTCTACTAGCGTGCAGAACATGTACGACACAGGCACGCTTGATACGTGGGTTCCCGTGATCCACGCTATTGAGCCGCGCATGGACCGAGACATGACCAAGCGCGATAGCAAGAACATGCCGTTCGGATCGTGGTACTTTGAGGTCGGAGGCGAGGATGGCGTGTTCCTGCGTGAGAGCGGGTTCACGTACTTCCCTGCGCTTGTGCCGCGTTGGGCTACCGCCGGCGGCGACATCTACGGAAACAGCCCTGGCATGGAGGCTCTTGGAGATGTCAAGCAGCTCCAGCACGAGCAACTTCGCAAGGCGCAGGCCATCGACTACCAGACGAAGCCGCCGCTTCAGGTTCCGACGAGCATGAAGAACCGGGACGTGGAAACGCTGCCCGGCGGCATCTCGTTCGTGGATGGCGCCAGCATGGGCATCAAGACCGCGTTTGAGGTGAATCTCAACCTGAACTACCTGCTGGCCGATATCCAAGATGTGCGCGAGCGCGTCCGTGGATCGTTCTACGCAGATCTGTTCCTCATGCTCGCAAATGCACCTTACACCCGCATGACCGCAACCGAGGTCGCAGAGCGACATGAGGAAAAACTCCTAATGCTGGGGCCAGTCCTTGAGCGTTTGCACAATGAACTGCTGGACCCGCTGGTTGAAATTACCTTCACTCAAATGATCCAGTCTGGAGCGGTTCCACCACCTCCGGAAGAGTTGCAGGGCATGGACCTGAACGTGGAGTTCGTGTCGATGTTGGCCCAGGCACAGCGTGCCATCGGCACCAACGCCGTGGATCGGTTCGTTGGCAACCTTGGCGCAATCGCGCAGATGAAGCCTGACATCCTTGACAAGTTCGACAGCGATCAGTGGGCCGACATTTACGCAGACATGCTTGGCGTTGATCCTTCGCTAATCATTGCAGATAAGGATGTTGCAATGGTTCGCGGTGCCCGCAACCAAGCGATGGCCGCCAAGGAACAGATGGCGGTTATGAATCAGCAGTCGCAGACGGCCAAGAACCTGGCGCAGTCTCCGACGGGACCGGGCCAGCAGAACGGTCTGACCGATGTGATGAACATGTTCTCTGGGTACGGTTCACCATCTGCATTGGAGCTTTGAAATGGCAATGATCAACATGAAACTTGAGAAGAACGGCGAATCCGAAGAACTGTATCCAGAGGATCTCGTCATTGAACTTGGCATTGAGCAACTCAAGAAACTAGGCTTGACGGCAGGAATGCGACTCGGTTCGACCGTTACGATCACTGCACGCGCTTATGTGGCCGAAACCAGTACGACGATGGTTGAGGGCGGCATGGAGCCAAGCGTTGAATTGCAGATCACAGATCTTGAGATTGGACAGGCCGGAACAATGGATGCTGCGGCAACCATGCTCTACGGCGGATGACGGTGCCCGTAGGAAATCAGTAACTCCATAAAGTTCCGCCGTGAGCAATTATGATCCGCTTGACCTGCGCAGCCAGGAACGCAGCAAAGCAGAACGCGAACTGCGCGAACGGCTGGCTCGGGAGAATGAAGAAGCGGATATCAAGTGGCTCATGGGCAACAAGCGAGGCCGTCGCATCATTTGGCGGCTTCTGGATCATGCAGGAGTGTTCCGTTCGTCGTTCAACACCAACGCGATGGCAATGTCATTCGCCGAAGGTCACAGGAACTACGGACTTCGCATTCTGTCCATGATCCATTCGCAGTGCCCCGAACTGTATCCAACCATGATGAAGGAGCAGACAGCAGATGAACGAATCAACGATGATGGAAGCCGCAACTCCAACTAACGGCTCCCAGGCATCTTCGGCACCTGAAAGCACCACTGCGACGGCAGAGGCGCTGTATGGTGATGGGCAGAAGGCAACTGCGTCGAAGGACTCTCCAGCCGCCGCGCCGGTCACGGAGAACAAGGCTACGGATAACAAGACGGAACCCAAGGCCGAAGCGCCGAAGGCTCCTGAACAGTACGAATTCAAGGCGCCTGAAGGCCGCGAATTCGACTCGGAGGTAGTGAAGAACTTCTCCGAGGTTGCCCGTGAATTGAACCTGACGCAGGATGCCGCGCAGAAGATTCTTGATCGGATGGGGCCAACGCTTGCCAGCCGTCAAGAATCGCAGGTCAAGGCCATTCGTGGCGAGTGGGTTGCATCGGCTAGGTCCGATCAGGAGTTCGGCGGCGACAAGCTTGCCGAAAACCTGTCCACCGCCAAGAAGGCTCTTGACACGTTCGGATCGTCCGAACTTCGCACGCTGCTCAACACGTCTGGCCTGGGCGATCACCCGGAAGTAATCCGGTTCATGTACCGCGCAGGCAAGGCAATCAGTGAGGATCGGATCGTCACCGGAAGCGTCGGACAGGCCAAGAACGGCCCGAAGACATTCGGTGATCTAGCCGATGCTCTGTATCCAACCAACACCTAATTCCACGAAAGGGAATTTCCAATGGCAGTGCTTACTTCCAACAACCTCACGCTGGCCGATTGGGCCAAGCGCACCGATCCCGAGGGCCGCGTTCCGGTCATCGCGGAACTGCTGTCCCAGAGCAATGAGATCCTTGAGGACTGCGTGTTCAAGGAGGGCAACCTGCCCACCGGCGAGCGCGTCGTGATCCGCACTGGTCTGCCCGCCGTCTACTGGCGTGCGCTGAACCAGGGCATTCCGAACAGCCGTTCGACCACCGCACAGGTGGACGAGGCTTGCGGAATCCTTGAGGCTCGCAGCGAAGTGGACAAGGACCTGGCAATGCTGAACGGCAACACCGCTCAGTTCCGTCTGTCCGAAGACGTTGCCTTCCTTGAGGCCATGAATCAGACTCAGGCCACGACCATGTTCTATGGCAACCCCGCCATTGAGCCGAAGTCGTTCCTCGGTCTGGCTGCTCGTTACTCGGCGGCCCCCGGCTCGTCGGGCATCGGTCAGAACATCATCGAAGGCGGCGGCACCGGCAGCGACAACACCTCGGTGTACCTCGTTATTTGGGGCGACAACACCGTTTACTGCCCGTTCCCGAAGGGTTCGACCGCTGGCCTCATGCACGAGGATCTCGGTGAGCAGACCGTGTATGACGGCAATAACCGTCTTCAGGCGTATGCGACCCGTTACCAGTGGAAGAACGGTTTGGTCGTGAAGGATTGGCGCTACGTCGTTCGCATCGCGAACATCGACGCAAGCGACATGTCCAACGCGAGCGGAACGCAGGCTTCCAGCGCGGCCACGCAGCTCATCAAGCTGATGACCCGTTCTCTGTACCGGATTCCGAACATGGCGATGGGCCGTGCAGCTTTCTACATGAACCGCACCGTTCACGGCGGCCTGTCCATCCAGGCGATGGACCGCGCCCAGAACGTGCTGTCTGTGCAGCAGGGTCTGTCGCAGTTCGGTACCCCCTATTCGTGGCTGTCGTTCCTCGGCGTTCCGTGCCGCCGTGTCGATGCCCTCATCAACGCAGAAGCCCGCCTTACCTAATAGGTAAAGCAGAAAGGACACACAATGATTCTTGATCAGAACCTTCGCCTCGGTAATACCGGAGCGATCACTTCCGCCGCCACGTATATCACTGGTACCTCTGGTACCCCGGATGTCGTTGACCTTCAGAGCAACACCGCTTACACCGCCACGGTGAGCGGCTCGCTCTACACGGTCGGCCAGGGCACCCAGAACCGAGACATCGGCGCTGGTAGTGACCTGTACGTCGTGTTTACCGTTACGACCGCGCTCGCTGGCGGTACGAACGCGACGTTCCAGGTGATCGCCTCATCGTCCTCCACGCTTGCCTCTGGCAACATCGTGATCGGCGAGACTGGCGTTATCACCACCGCGAACCTCGGCCTCGGTGCCCAGGTCGCTGTCCGCATCAACCCGCAGCAGATCGGTGCTGCTGGCCTCCGCTATCTCGGCGCACAGGTTGTCACGACCGGCACGCACACTGCCGGTGTCATCAGTGCCGACATCGTCGAGGACATCCAGGATGGCCGCCGCATCTATGCGTCGGGCTTCACGGTGGCGTGATAGGAGGAACCCATGCCCAAGTATCGCGCAAAGGTCAAGTGCTTCGTGGACAATGGACTGCGGGAAGTTGGCGATGTGTTTGAGTACAACGGCCCACAGAACAGAAATCTTGAGCGCGTCGGGTCTGAACCCGAACCTGTTGAGCAGGAGGATTCGGTACCGGCGCTGCGCCGGCCCGGTCGGCCTCGCAAGACGGCGATTACTGAACGCATGGACTGACGGTTACTGAACTGGTGTACAAGGAGGGTGGTCGGGCAACCGGCCACCCTCCATCACTAGGAGGCAGGTATGGCATCGGAAGTCGAAATCTGCAATTTGGCACTCGCGCACCTTGGCGATGAGGCAACAGTCGCCAGCATTGATCCGCCGGAAGGATCGGCGCAGGCAGAGCATTGCGCACGCTTCTATCCGATTGCTCGAGATGGTTTACTCCAAATGCACCCTTGGAACTTCGCGTCCCGCCGCGTATCGCTGGCGTCCGTCACGATGCCGTACACGATGTGGCAGTACGCATACGCATGTCCTGGCGACATGATGGTTGCCGTGTCCGTGCTGCCGCCAGAGGCAGAGAACGATTACGCGGTGCGTGCGTATCCCGCCGACCGACACGGTTTCGGAGCTACGAATCCGCCCATCACTAACGCTGGTGTCTATGTGCCGCAGGAGTATCAGATTGAGACTGATACCAGCGGAAACAAGGTCATCTACACGAATCAAGAGAACGCGCTGCTTCGATATCAGGCGCTCGTGACGGACCCGACCAAGTTCGATCCGCTGTTTGTTATGTCCTTGTCATGGCACCTTGCCGGCATGCTGGCAGGTCCGGTCATCAAGGGCGGTGAGGGAGCGGCAGAAGGCAAGCGTTGCGCACAAATGATGCTTGCGTACTTGCAGCAGGCCCGTGCATCCGATGCCAACCAGCGCAACGTACGTCCCGAACACATCACGACCTGGATGAGCGGACGGTAAATCATGGCGTCCACGCGTATCTACTTCCGTTCGTTTGCGGGCGGCGAGATGTCGCCAGAGATGTTTGGTCGTGTCGATGACGTGAAGTACCAAACTGGTGCAGCGCGCATGCGGAACTTCATTGCCATGCCGCAGGGTCCGGCAGAGAACCGCCCTGGCACCAAGTTTGTACGCGAGGTGAAGGATTCAACCAAGCGCACCAGGCTGATACCGTTCACATACAGCACAACGCAGACGATGGCGATTGAGTTGGGCGCTGGCTACACGCGATTCCATACACAGGGAGCAACGCTAACGCCAGGTTCTCCATCTGCATATGTTGCCGGCGGAACGACTGTCACGGTAACGCAATCGGCACAGGCAGCCGTAACGATGCTGCAATCGAAGTCGGCAACCGTAACGATCACAATTGCATCTCCTGCGCAGATCAATTGGACGGGACACGGATTGTCAAACGGCACAATTGTGACGTTTACAACTACTGACTCGCTGCCAAACGGAATTAACGTTGGAACAGAGTATTTTGTCGTTAGTGCGTCCGCCAACCACTTCAATGTGTCGCTAACAAGCGGCGGTACTGCAATTGACACGACTGGCGTGCAATCTGGAACGCATAGGGCAAGCACAGGAACGCAGGTTACTTGGACTTCACACGGTTTATCAGATGGACAAGAAGTGCTGTTCAGCAGTTCCGGAAGTCTGCCGTCTGGTCTGACGCAAAACACTTCGTACTATGTCCGAAACGCTGCTACGAATACGTTTCTGATTGCGACCATTCCTAATGGTCCTTTGGTTTTGACCACAACTGGAGGCAGTGGAGTTCAGACGGCAAGTACGCCAGCACTTATCAACTGGACATCGCACGGACTTGCAAATGGAACTGCAATCGGATTCACGACAACCGGCACGCTCCCAACAGGAATGCTGCCTGACACCGTGTACTACGTGAAGAACGCCGCTGCGAATACATTCCAAATTTCTCTTTCAAGTGGCGGAACACCAGTAATTACCACCACTGCCGGCAGCGGAACGCATACGGCATCAATCCCATACAACGTAGGATCGCTCGTTTCGCAGGGCGGAACAAATTACTACTGCATTGCCACGGCAATCAACAAAACGCCTCCAAATGCGACGTATTGGTATCCGTTGCCATCTGGCGTCTATGAAATCCCGAACCCGTATTCCGAGGCGGACCTGTTCGACATCCACTATGTGCAGAGTGCCGATGTCCTCACGTTGGTGCATCCGAATTACGCTCCGCGTGAACTGCGAAGAAATGGCGCGACAACGTGGGTTCTGTCAACGATCAACTTCGCCGCACCGCTATCGCCACCGAACGGACTGACGGCAATCAAGACTGGAACCGGAACCGGATATGTTTATCAGTATGTGGTCACGGCTGTTGATTCTGACCTGATTAGTGAATCGGCGCAAAGTTCATCTGTCAGTGTCAACCTAGATTTTGGAACCGCTGGAAGTTACGTGACGATCCAATGGACAGCCGTTCCTGGAGCTTCTAGGTATCGGGTTTACAAGTTGCAGGGTGGCTTGTATGGGTTCATCGGAGAAACCGATGGCACATCCATCATCGACAATAACATTGGGCCAGACATGGGCGTTACGCCGCCCATCTATGACACCGTGTTCAACAGCGCAAACAACTATCCGGGCGCAGTCAGTTATTTTGAGCAACGCCGCATCTTTGCGGGCACGAACAATGCTCCGCAGACGATGTTGATGACGCGCAGTGGAACGGAATCTGACATGTCGTATTCGATTCCGACCGAGGAAACGGATCGAATCAAGTTCCGTGTGGCTGCGCGAGAGGCAAACACCATTCGCCACATCGTTCCGCTTACGCAGCTCTTGGCGCTTACCAGTGCCGCTGAGTGGCGCATCAGCCCGGTGAACAGCGATGTCATTACACCGACAACGATTTCGGTGCGTCCGCAGTCATACATCGGCGCAAACAATGTCCAGCCGTCGATTGTGAACAACACGGTGATCTATTGTGCTGCCCGTGGCGGGCATGTCCGCGAACTGGGATACTCGTGGCAGGCAAGCGGATTCGTTACTGGAGATTTGTCACTTCGTGCAGCGCACCTGTTCGACAGTCGTGACATCACCGACATGTGCTACAGCAAGTCTCCGCAGCCACTCCTGTGGTTCGTATCGAACAATGGGTATCTGCTGGGCTTGACGTATGTGCCGGAGCAGCAGGTCGCTGCTTGGCATTGGCACGATACAGATGGCACCTACGAATCCTGCACGGCAATCGCTGAGGGTAACGAGGACGCGCTATACGTCATTGTGAAGCGCACGATCAACTCGGTCACGAAGCGATATGTCGAGAGGTTTGAAACCCGACAAATTACGGACCTTGAGGACTGTTTCTTTGTGGACTGTGGTCTGTCGTATGACGGCACGAACACAACGGCAACTACGGTCACGGTGACTGGCGGATCGACGTGGGGGCCAGCAGATACGCTAACTATCACATCCTCAAGCGGCATCTTCGTGTTCCCTGGCACGAGCGATGTGGACGATGCCATCGTGCTTACTGGCAGCGATGGAGTGCAATATCGACTCACGATCTTGTCTACTACCAGTAGCACCGTGGCTACGGCGCGAGTGGACAAGGTGATACCAGCTGCGCTTCGTAGCGTGGCTACCGCAGTTTGGGCGTTCGCACGCAACAGCGTCAGTGGTCTGTCACACCTGGAAGGCAAGACGGTCAGCATTCTGGCAGACGGGGCGGTACAGCCGCAGGAAACGGTCGTGTCTGGCAGCGTCTCGTTGGATCGTGCGTTCACCGTGATTCATGTCGGATTGCCATACGAGAGTGACCTGCAAACTTTGCCATTGACCATCAACATTGACGGCGCTGGACAGGGGCGGCGCAAGAACATCAACAAGGCGACGCTTCGCGTGTTCCAGTCGAGTGGCATCTTTGTTGGCCCGGATGCCGACAATTTGGTGGAAGCCAAGCAGCGCAGCACGGAACCGTATGGCAGTCCACCCGCGCTCAAGAGCGATGAGGTTGATGTGGACTTGATGCCGAAGTGGGCAAATAGCGGTCAGGTATTTATTCGTCAGCTTGATCCACTGCCGTTGAGTGTGGTCGGTTTGACTCTTGAGGTTGTGATCGGAGGCTAATATGGGATTCGTCGTAACAACGCCTGGGAAGGGATTCAGTTATCCGGGATTGGATAACACGCTATTGACCCAATCGAAAATCCCAGAAATCGCGTCCATGCAAAACGAGGCGGCGTTGACCGCAGCGCAGAGCGGTGGTGCTGGGACCGGATTCAATATGGGTCAGTTTGCGGAGGCCATGACTGTTGCTGGCCCGATCATGGCGATTCTTGGCGCTGCCAACAGTGCCATCGGCTCGTATTACACGGCGCAGAGCCAGCAGAACCAACTCAAGATGCAGGCGCAGAATCAGGCGTTTGCAGCCGAGATGGCGCGTGTCAATCAGGGCATGGCGCGGTTTGCTGCCGGCGGAATCATGCGCGAGGGGCAGGAGCGCGTCGGTCGCTACACAATGCAGGCGGGGCAGGCCCGTGCGTCTGCCAAGGCTGCGCTTGCGGCTCGTGGAGGCGTGTTGAGCGAAGGCGCGCCGGCAGAGATTCTTGGCAGCATGGATTTGGTCAAGGAGATCGACAAGCTTTCCATGAATGCGGCCAATGTCAGGGCAGCTGAGGCGGCCAAGTTGCAGGCGTTCAACATCGGTGTCGGTGCAACGATGGCTGACATCTCTGCGCAGAACCTTCAGGCAACTGCCAGCACGATCTATCCTGGGCTGTCGCTCAGTACAAGTCTGCTCGGCAGCGCAACCGACATTGCTGGATCGTGGGCGCGCAATAGGCGCATTGAGGAACTTCTGGCTGGCGTTTCTACGCAGAGGATGTAAGCATGCCGACCGTACCTACATCGTTCGTACCGCAGGTTGCTCCGCAGAGCGGTGGTGACATCGGACAGTTCCAAGCACCACAGGTTGCGGTAACAGAGAACCTTGCCGCTCCTCAGCAGGTGCGGTTCGGTGCAGCCATGACGGGTGCTGGAAATCAAGTGTTCCGTCTTGGTAGTGCTATTCAGGACGGTATTGATGAGGCACAGACCAAGGCCGCTGATATCGCATTCCTCCAGCAAGCCAATTCCATGCTGCGTGGCGAGCAGGGATATTTGCGAACTGTTGGCAAGGACGCTGAGTCGCGGTACGCATCGACAGCAGACGCATTGACGCAGGCTGGACAATCGACGCTAGACGGACTTCAGAACGATACACAGAAGTCGATGTTCAAGAATGTACTTGCACGGAACATGATGACGTTCCAGGCGCAAGCACTCGACCACCGCGACAAGGAAGTGAAGGTCTTTGCGGCAAATGAATCTCGCGCTCGAGCGGATCAGTACGCAGCTCTTGCGATTCAGGACTTTGAAAATCGCGGCGAACTGTTGAGTGGTTACGAGATCAATCGTGGCGTGGCCCTAAACGAACTAAAGCAGGCTGCATCGCTGTCCGGCATTCCAGAGGGTTCGGCGCAGTTCACGGCAATCCAGCAGCAACTTGATACGCAACTGACGACAGGGGTGGTCAATCGACTGATGCTGGACAACCGCTACGACGAGGCTTACAAGTGGGTCGATGCCCAGCGCAAAGCTGGTAATTTGGAGCGCAGGGCGGGTGACAGCCTGATGGCATCAATTGATGCAAACCGGGATCGCTTCATAATTGATGAATATGCAACGACCATCAAGGGATATGGGCGCGTTGGAAGCCCAAATGATGAGGCCAACGACCCGCAGGAGGCTCCAGGATCGCTCAGGGACGCTTTGGACATTGCTGACGGGATCAAAGACCCGGAGATCCGCAAGGGCGTCCAGGCGGCCCTGCGGACACAATACGGGCAGGAGGAGGCATTGGCTCGGCAGGAATACAACTTCCTGATCGACCGAACAGAGCAGTTCCTTGCCATGCCTGGCAATGACGTGAACAAGATTCCTCCTTCCGCCTGGGGCCGGCTAAAGCCGACCGATCAGGCGCGATTCCTAAAGTCCCAGCGCGAGGTAGACGAGCTTGGGGTCATGGAAGAATTGGCACGAAATCCTTCGGTACTGACTCGCGAGTACTTGGAAGAAAACCGTGGTCGTATGACGCGGCAGACCTACACCAAGTTGCTCGGAGACATGAACGCTCCAGACAAGGTGATCGCGGCCACGCTTGACGCAGATCAGGTTGAGGCCACGTTCTTGGCAAATGGAATGACCAGCTTGACGAACCCGCGAACGGACTCGGAGAAGAACGAATCGCTCACGCTCCGCAACATGTTCAAGGCGCAGATTGATGACATGCAGAGTGCGATGAAGCGACCGCTGAATCGAACCGAGAAGCAGCGCGTACTGGATCAGGTCATCCTGCAATACAACGAAAAGGGATACGAGCCTGATTGGGTATTTGACAACGAGATGCGACTTGGTGCCATGACCGCAGAGCAGCGCCAGACCGCTTACGTTATGGTGGGGAAAAATCGCGTTACGTTGTCGAGTGTTCCGCAATCGTTTGTGTCTAACGTGGCGTTGCCGGAGTTCCGCAAGGCGGGCGTCACAAATCCAACCATGCAGCAGATCGCCGACTATTGGCTTCGAAAGGGCAGGCCGTCCGAATGATTCCGTTTACGCCAGACGACCGTCGAGCGCAGTTCGCACCTTCGCAGAATGTTGGAGGTGCCGTTGACCGCGACGTGCTAGACATCATCGGCGCACAACCGCAGCAGACGATGGCAGCGCAAGTCGATTACGAAGTGCCAGACATCAAGCCAGTCGATCCGGATGTTGTGGCAATCGTAAACCAGAATCAGGGTCCGCTTATGGCGTCACTGATGGGCGCATCGCAGGTGAATCCGGATCAGGCGGCGGAAGCAAAGCGCATTGGTTCACAGATCGGTATCGGACAGGACATCGCTCTGCGGAACATGGATGACGTGCGGCAGCGCGCATTCATGGCCGATGTACAGCGCCGCGACATTGCGCGTGCGAACCCGGTGCTTGCGGGCTTCTTGACCGACAGAACATTTGCGAACGAGGCGAGTGACGATATTGGAACACTCGACCGTGTTGGTTCATTCTTTGCAGACATTGGCCGTGCAGCTGCTGGTAGGCCAATGGAATACACGGCTGGCGAATTGGTTCGCGGATACATGCGCGGCCAACTTGTCGCAGAGCGTGGAGAAATTGGTACGAGGGCAATCTTGGGGGAGGCAGAGGAAACAAACTTTGCTCGCGCCAAGCAAATTCAGGCCGAGATGCGTGACCTTGCCGGCGGTGGCATTCTCGCAGCAACTGCCGAAGTCGTAGCGCAAAATGTGGCTCAGGCGCGAGAGGTGGTCGGCGCTGGTTTGGTTGGCGGCGCAGCAGGATCGGTGATTCCAGGCATTGGCACAATGACTGGATTTGCTGGCGGTTTGGGAACTGGCATTGTTTTGACAACGGCAAAAATGGAAGCCGGAAACCTGTACTTGGACCTTCAGGAACAGGGTATTAGCGATGACACGGCAGTTCCAATTGCTGTCGGCGCTGGCTTGCTGAACGGCGTGGTCGAAGCCGTTGGCATGAAGGTCGCCGCAGCTCCGTTTCGACAATTGGCAGTGCGCGTGATGCGCGAGCAAATTGCAGAAGCAATACAGAAGCCGACGATGCGCGCCGCGCTGGCGGCAGCCGGCAAGGCTTATGTTGTCCAGGTCGGATCAGAGGCGACAGAGGAAGGTTTGCAGGAAATTGTGAACATTGCCACCGAGGAACTTGCCAAGGGCATGGAGGGCATCGACAGCGAAACGACCATGCGCGATGCGGCCAAGCGCGTGCTGGATTCGTTTGTGCAGGGAGCAATGGGCGGGTCCATTCTTGGCGGTATCGGCCCAGGCGCGAACCTGTATGTCGATTTGCGGCGGGCTAACAAGGCCACGAAGCAGACGCGGTTCTTCGATGATCTTTCAAAGAACGCCACCGAGTCAAAGCTCAAGGCGCGAGATGCTGGAGCATACGAACGGTTTGTGGCAGCAACGGCTGACGGAACCGGCGCTGATACGGTGTTTGTTGATGGCGCAACCATTCGCGACGTGCTTACGCAGGCCGGAGTGACTGACACGCAACTTGACGCCATCATTCCTGGCATGGCGCAGCAAGTGCGTCAGGCCGTCGAACTTGGCAACGACGTGACGCTGCCAACCTCGCAGTTTGCGGCGCGTTTGGCCGGCACGAAGTTGGGAGACGCACTAATGCCGCATATGCGCCTGTCGCCAGATGCGATGAGCGCAATGGAGGCGCAACAGTTTGAGCAGAGCCGCGAGGCGTTGGTTGAGGAGGCTCGTGCCCTGCTTGATGCCAAGACCGAGGCAGAGAGTGCATTTGTTCAGGAAGCGGATCAAATCGCATCCAGCATGCGCGACAGATTGGTGGCTGCTGGTCGTGATCCTGCAATGGCTGAAGTTGAAGCACTTGTGCATCAGGCATTCGTGGTAACGCAGGCTGCACGTCGCGGGATGACGCCGTCCCAGTTTGAGGCCGAGAGCGGACTTCGCGAGATCGTTGGTGTTCGGGGTGAAAAAACAAACGTACAAGCAGCGCAATCTGCGGTTAAAAACGCAGAACTACAAGCGCGCAGCAAGTTGTTTGGATGGTACGCACAGCGCGAACTAGCGAAGATTGCAGAATCCGAGGGAGTTGATCTATCAACTCTGACTAGAGATCAATACGCGCAGTACGCGATTGATAATGGTCTGGCTATTGATGACGATCACCTTCGCATGGCCGCTGTACTCCGCAACGCCAAGACGATTGAAGAATATGCGTCCATGCGAAAGTCAATGCGTGCCGCAGCGAATCCAATGCAACAG